GATTTGCCGCCCTTTAAAGGCTGCGCATCTGGTCTTTTAACATACTTATAAGCCACTATTAATTCTTCTGTAGGTTTCTGTATGCTTTTTTTTGCTTCGCTTGTAGGCTTAAAGTTTTTATCTAATGCGCCAACATTTTGCAAATCTTGAATTATCTCATTTGTTTCACCTATTGATATTTGCATAGCTTTAGCTATCTCATTGTTTGGCATACTTGGTGTATCTATTAATATAGATAACACTGATTTTTCTAAATCTGTTAAAACTCTTTCAATAGCAAAGTTGTGTTTTTCTAATATTTCTTTTTCAAACCTTTCAGCATCTTCAATACAAGTAATTTCATTTTGATAAGTATCTAATACTTCATAATCATTTGCATTAAAACCAAGATGTTGAAGTTGATTAAATAGCATATCATCAATCTGGTCATCCATCATAACACGTTCTGTTGGTTCTAATGGTGGTAATCCTATTTTTTCGCGTATTTCATCTTGAGTCATTACACTAACAGCAACAGCTTCACTTAACGGCTTACTTACAGGTTCAATGGTTTGTAATCTTAATACTTTTGGAAGTCCATTAAAATTAACAATTTCATTAAATAGGTTTTCTATAATTTGCTGTTCTGGTGCGATATGTAGGTTACTGTAAATTTCAAAAGCAGTTCTTAATTCATCCGCATTATTGCCTAATCCTGTATTATCTTTTATGCCAAATAACATTGGCGAGGTTACAGAATGTGCTGTATATATCTCTTGTGTTATTTGTGTATTCAAGTTAAGAAATTGCTCGTTTCTACCGTCAATTGGTATTGGTATTATTTGTGGATGGTCTGAGTTTTGGTCTGTAAAACTAAGCAAAGGCTTACCAGCATTATCTGTGCCTGTGGCATAATCCTTAAAACGTCTTTCAATATCTTCCATTTCCTCATCTGAAGGCTGACCATTATTAAACGATATTAAATAGCCCGTTGAAAGTCCGTTTCTAATGTTTTGTATTGTGAAGTTTGATATCTCAGCATCTGCTTCTAAATAAGGTACAGCAGCAATATAATCAGGCATTGGATATTCTTGCAAATCTGGTCTATATTCTTTATAATATATAATATAGTCTTTACTTGTTTCTATGTCTTCAGAAAAAGGAAATAATTTTAATTCTGTAAAATCTTCATTATCTTGAGGATTTCGCGCCTTCCAATCTGAAGTGTAATAATATATACCCTCGTTAACACCTACCCGAATATTATTAAATTCTAAATGATCTACTGAAGCTATTTTTTTATTTGCATTAATCCTAATATGTATAGCAAAGCCGCCGAATACTTTTTTATCTTTTACTACTTTACAAAGTAAATCATTCATGCTGCCATCCTCACCAGGCACTCTTAAAAAGGCTTCTAAGTGAGCTTTTTCTGTAAATGTTGTATTACCATCAATAACAAATCCTTGACCTACTATAAAGCGTGTTTTAGTGTCTATAATGGTTGATTGTTTGCTACTTTCATTTAATAGCTTTACAAGAAAATCACCGTAACAGTTCTTATACGGTCTTTCTGTTCCGTATTCGTACCAGTCACCTTTTTTAGATTCTTTAAATTTTGGTAGTTCGTAACCTTTGAAATTAATTGGTATTAGCTTAACTGACATATCTAAGAAGGATTATATACATAAGTTTGTTGACTTGCGGTGGCTGTATATGCTGTAAAATCAGGATTGTCTGCACTGTCAAATAATCGCATTTTGCCCTGTTCTACTAAGCCTGTTGCATTGTCTGGATCAAGATTAGTATTATTGTCTTGCTCGTAAATATAATAATTATAATAACCTGAATTAGTTAAAATTAGTTCACCTGTTAAAGGCACGTCTGCACCTTCTGTAAAAGTAAATAAATTATAACGTTGCTTTTGTGTTGAGGTATCAGAAATTATACAATAATAATTCACATTACTTGTATCATTTTCAAAATGAAATAAATAATATGGATTTGCTAAAGTTGTTTTTTCTTTAAGTGTAACTGCAAATTCTGTACTCGTTGATTTATTCAGGTGAATCATCTTTTTGTTTCTTTTTCTTTTTTGGTTTATCTTCAAAAACATCAGCACCAAGTTTCCTTAATAACGCTTCGTTTTCTTCTACAATTAAAATGCTAAATCCTTTACCATTCCATTTGTGACCTTTAATTTTTTTCTTAAACATAATTTTAAATTTTTAAAAAAAAAGGTGGGCTATTTACCCACCCCTTTTTGACAATAAACAAAAGAACAATTAAGCAATATTTTTTTAAGCAATAGACAAACCAGCAATAACAGCACTATCTACTGTATATGGTGAGTATTTTTGTTTATCTGTTATTTCAATTTGATATTGATTAGCGTCACCAAAAGCTTGACCTGTCTGACCGACAAGACTAGAACCTTCAGCAAAACCGTTATCATCACTTGAACCTGAAAACCCAAGCGCCCACCAAACGTCATTATTATCTTTTACTAATACAGCAAGCCTTCCAAGAATCATTAACTTCAATTCGTTAGATTTAGCTGCTGTCATTTTATTTATCGTAAATGCTACTACATTATCATAAAAAGAAGTACCAGCCGTTGGATCAATAGTTGACGTAGATGTTAAACTACCTGATTCTTTTTTTAATTCGTATCTGTAAAAGTTTGTAACACCTACCTGTGTAATGCCTGTAACTTCGTGACCCGCTTCAGTAAATGCACTAATATTATCTCTTTCAGATATTAATATTTCATACACTCCACCAACCGAATCCGAACAGTCGCGGCTCATTCCTAAGGCTAAAGGACAACTCATAATTTTATAGTTTTAATAAAGGCGGCTTTTAAACCGCCTTAAAGTTAATATTTACGATATTTTTAATTTACAAGCTTCTGCTGGAAACGCCCAGTTAATTCCTCTACGAAACGCGAAAGTTGTTTTAAAAATTCTATCATCATTTGAATACCATGCTCTAAAATCATTTGCTTCCTCTTCTGGTAAATCAACACCAATAACAATGTTTGAAGCTCTTGTTAAATAAGCAACAGGATCACCAACAACCGCGCTGTTTAATCCTGAAAGACCTACAGTTCCAACAACTGTAACTTGTGGAAAGCCTACTAATGGTAGTTCGTTTCCAGGCGCGCCATCAACAACATAATGAAAATAATTTCCATCAGCAATAGCTCTTTGATACATAAGGAATAAATCCATTCCTAAGAATATTTTAATATCATCTGCATCTGCAATATCCTCATCCATTGATTCAGCTAAAAACGATAACGATTCAATAATGATTGAAGCAGTTTGAATACCAGCCGTTGGTGCAGCAACATCTACTACAGCAGTATGTTGTGCCATTAAACCAGCATAAGAACCAGCACCAGCAGTACCAGTCCAATCTAATACTTCAATTTGCTTTTGTAATTTAGCAATCTTTAAACCAAAATATAACTCAGCAAAAGGAATTTCTTCTTTTTCGTTTGTTACTCCTTGTTTAAGCATTGTTTGTGTGTACTTTGCGGCAAGGTCACTCATACATAAATCTTCGTGACACGCCAAAGCATTTGGAGTTATAGTTCTTTGAGATAAAGTAGTAGTGCCATCTGCGGACCTTGAACAAGAATCATCTTGCAGTACACAATCGGTATCTAATACGTTTATGCTCGTAGGGCCCTTTACTCCTGGCTGTATTTGTGCGTATTTTGATAATTGCCCGCCAGCAACACTTTCAACGATCAAGTCCATAGCTTGTTCGTCTACGTAGTTTGTTAATGCGCTTACATCGAAACTCATAATTATAATTTTTATTTAGTTAATAATATTTTTCTTTTTTAAATCTGCAATCAAATCCCTTTTTTTAGGTTTTAATTTTGCAAAACCGCTTTTTGATTTCTTAACAGCTTTTGTAGTTGGCTGTGATACCAATTTTTCTGTTAAGTCAACAAGAGCAGTAAAAGCCGTTTTAAGTTTTTCTATGTCTTGTTTTAAAAACTTATTTTCTTCTGATAGTGTAGCTTCCATTCCGAATACTCGTTCTGTCACTATACTTTCAATTATTTTTTTTGCTTCACGTTCTTGAGATTCTGTTAATGGTGTTTCAGTTTCCATTTCAGATTCTTCTTCTTCTTCTACTACTTCTTCTTCTTCAACTTCTTCAACTGCTACAATAACACCGCCTTCAGTAGTTATTATCCTACCGTCTGAAAGTTCGTGATTGCCATCAGGTGCTTCTACCATTTCATCATCAACAGATACGACAACCGCTGAGTTAATACTAACGTCTGGTTCTGCAACCGCTACGCTTCCATCAGCGAGTACGATGTCTTCAAATTTTTCTTTTACAGTTTCACACATTTCTTCTGTAGTTTCTTTTGTGGTTTCTGCCTTGACTTCTGCTTCAAGGACTTCTTTAGTGTCATTGATATCGACACCTTCGTCTTTAAAGATATTCTTGATATCTTGAAATAATGTTTTTAGATCATTCATTTTAAAATGGTTTATATTATAGTATATATAAAAAAAAACTATTTATTACACTTTTTGTGAAATTTTATATTTTTTAATTACTTCTTTTATTTTATTTATTACTTTTTCAGGTAGTTCAAATTCTTTTTCATGTTGAAATAATCCTTCTACACTAAAGCCGCGAAACTCTCCTGTTTGCACTTGCTTCCAGATTTCATCACTTTCAACTTTCATAGAACCAAACCAACTGCCATCAGGAACTTTCTCAGCCCATTCAGGTGCTTTCATGCCTCGTTTACTATCTACTATAATACTTTCGATAACATAGACACCATCAGCTAAAGCATTTGAATTATGCATTAAATTAACTTTAGAGCTAAAGCCGTTTTTCATAAATTTATTTACAATTTTTTCAATCGTATTTTTTCTAAAAACACAATAAAAGACTTTACCAGAATCATCAAGCCTCGCAATAGGTAAATCAGCAATCATAAAATAACCGCTTACAATTCGCTTTTCTTCATCCTGAATTTTAAACTTTAAGTCTATTGGTTTTTGCTCATTGAATGCCATCCAGTTTGATTGTATAGCTGGACTATCTACCAGCGCGATAAAATCTACTCCAGATTCATCTTCGTCATCTATTACTAATTCTAATATCTTCATAATAATTTATTTAATTGTAGCCTGTGACTCTATCACTTCTACTCGGTTTTGTGTATTTGTTATATCTGTTTCAGTTACATATACCTGTTGAGCTTCTTGAGGTACTAAAGAAGATGTATTAGTAACAGGCTGTAAAGTAGGTGCACCACCACCGCCACCGCCAACACCACCGCCACCAAAACCACCACCAGCCGAACCGCCTGAAAACTGTTGCTTTCTTATGTTCTGCACGTTTGCTAATCCTGTTGCAAGTGCTATACTGGCTGCGATAAATGGTGCTGCTGGAAACAAAATTGATTCAGGACTTGCCGCCCTTGCTGCAAATATAGCCTGTACGCCTTGATATGTTTGCATTAATGCTTGAGCAATTTGCAACTTTTTATTTATTTCAAAAGCACGTTTTTGACTTTTTTCATTGTCTTTAGCAAATGCACTTGTAAGATTCATTATGGCGTCTATGCTGTCTGTTGCCATTTGTACTTTAGCATCTTTAACTTCTTGAGCATCTGCTATTTCTTTATCTTTAGTTTCTTTATCTGCTTCTGCTTTTGCATCTCTGAATTTATCTTCTATAGCCTTTATATCTAATCCCTGTTGTTCTGTTAATGCCTTTTCAAGTTCAGCATTTCCAACCGCTAAAGCAAACTTTTTATCATACTGCTGAGCTAATTCAAGTAATTCTAATTCTTGTTGTGTATTAGTTATTTCTTGTAATAGTTGCCATTGTTCATCTTCTAATTTAATTTTATCCTCTGCTGCTTTATTATCTGTTTTCTTTTTATCTTCTACTGCTTTATCATCTATTTTCTTTTTATCTTCTGCTGCTTTTGTATTCGCTTTTTTTCGTTCTGTTTTAATGTTGTTTTCAAATACTAATAAATCAGTTTCAGCGTCTTTAATATTTTGTGTTGATTTTTTAAGCTCTAAATCAAATTTATTAAATGTATCTTCTTGTGATTTTAAAACCGCATCCATCCTTTCTTTAGACAAGCCTAGTAGTTTGAAATTAGCGTTTATTTCATCATACATAATACTTAATTCTAATTTTTTAAGTCTTATCCGTTCCCTTGTAAGTTCATCTTGTTTTTTAGTGCTTGTAATTATAGCTTGTAGTTTTTGCCGTTCAAGTTCAATAGTTTCTTTGCCTAATGATTTTTGTATTTTAATTTCATTGTCTAAGCCTTTAATTCTTAAATCAGATATTTCCTTTTCACGCTTTGCAAGTTTTTCAAGTTCTTTAATTTGGTTTGCTATCGCTTCTAATTTTGCTTTAGTTCTTTTTGCTTCAGCTTCAGCACGTTCACGCTTCGCTTTTTCTTCCTCACTTTCTATAATACCTAATTCTTGTAAGCCCCATTTTATCGCATCAATAACCCACATTAAAGGTGCTAAAGCAATGTCAATAACCTTTTTAACACCCTTACCAAAAGCACCCATTGATGAACCAATATTTTTAACCCAATCAACAAGTGAACTAAAATTTGCTATCAACATTCCAATACCCACAATAATAGCACCTATTCCTGTACTAATCAATGCAAGTCTAAAAAGCTT